TGTCAATGATTGATGATGTGGCAAAAACAATATCTACATTTATGGTAGATTACAAAGCAATGACTGAAGAAGAACGCCCTAAGGTATTGTTTGTTATTGATAGTTTAGGTATGTTGCTAACACCTACAGATGTTGATCAGTTTAACAAGGGTGATATGAAAGGTGATATGGGTCGTAAACCCAAGGCACTAACCGCACTTGTTCGTAACACAGTCAACATGATTGGTTCGCACAACGTAGGTCTTGTATGTACAAACCATACATACGCATCGCAAGATATGTTTGATCCAGATGATAAAATTTCAGGTGGTCAAGGATTTATCTATGCAAGTTCTATTGTTGTAGCAATGAAAAAACTAAAACTAAAAGAAGACGAAGATGGCAATAAGATAAGTGAAGTACGTGGTATTAGAGCCGCTTGTAAGGTAATGAAAACACGTTATGCAAAGCCATTTGAAGGTGTGCAGGTTAAGATTCCTTATGAAACAGGAATGAACCCATACAGTGGACTACTTGAACTTTTTGAAGCAAAAGGAATGGTTGTAAAGTCTGGAAATAGACTTGCATATACAACACTAGACGGTGAAGAACTATTAGATTATCGTAAAAAATGGACTGGTGAACTTCTTGATAAAGTTATGTCTGACTATGTTATAAAAGAGCAGACAAAGGTAAATACCGAGGAAACTACTGAACAAGTAGTTGAAGAGATTACCGAGGAGTAAAATATGGACGAAAGTCAAATTGTAGACATCTGGTTGGTGTTTAAAGATTCAATTGATCCTAAGAAGGTTGAAACAGTTGCTGAAAGATATGTTGATATTTGTGCTGACTATGGTACAAGCGATGAATCTTTCCGCGAAGCACTTGGTTCCTGTACTGAATTAGATAGTGCAATTAATTACTATCTTGATGATGACTGGGACGACGATGATGATTACAACAACGAGTGGGAAGACTAAATGGGATGGTATTCAGAAGTAAGTAGAGATGTTGGTAAGATACCTAATGCTGTTGCATTTTTTGAGGCTGAACTTGAAGAAGCAAGAGTAGAATGTAAACTTAGCGGCAACTTAGAACGTGCTTCTGCGTCTATGCCAGGTATTGTTGAGCATAGGTTTAATCAATTACAAGAGATTGAAGCTATACTTAATTATTTAAATATTGAACTACGCAGATTGCGTAGTTCATATTTTAAAAAATATCTTGAAAATTATCAACGTGCATTGTCTAGTAGAGATGTCGATAGATATGTAGATGGCGAAGCCGATGTAGTTGATTATGAAAAAATTATTAATGAATTTGCTTTACTAAGAAACAAATGGTTAGGTGTTTTAAAAGCACTTGATCAAAAACAATGGCAAATTACAAATATCACAAAACTACGTGTTGCAGGTATGGAAGACGCCAGTCTTTAATATACACCATTAAATGCGTATATAAATATTACTATGAAACAGATCGTATTAGTAACTGGCGGATTTGATCCGTTGCATTCAGGTCATATAGATTATTTCAAAGCGGCTAAAAAATTAGGTGATGAACTTTGGGTAGGACTAAATTCAGACGAATGGCTTATCCGTAAAAAAGGACAAGCATTTATGCCGTACGACGAACGTTTAGCTATTATTCGTAATCTTAATATGGTTGATAATATTGCAGTATGTTATGGCGATGCAGAATCTAACGATGCTTGTGGTGCGATACATCATGTGTTGTCTGTAACTCCTATGAATACAAAAGTTATTTTTGCAAATGGGGGCGATCGTAAGCCTGGTAACGTACCTGAGCAAGATATGTATGCAGATAATGCCCATGTTGAATTTGCATGGGGAGTTGGTGGCGATAATAAGAAAAATTCTTCAAGCTGGATTCTACAAGAATGGAAAGAACCTAAAACAGTTCGAAAATGGGGGTACTATAGAGTGTTACATCAAAATGGTCCAGGTGTGAAAGTAAAAGAATTAACTGTAGAGCCAGGTAAAAGATTAAGTATGCAAAGACATGAAGAAAGAAGTGAACATTGGTTTGTTAGTGAAGGCACTGCCCATGTGTACACTCTGAATGTAAGTAGTGACGCAGAGTTACGTGGTATATATACAGAGCATCAAAGTTTGCATATACCTGTCGGCGAATGGCATCAACTAGCAAATGAAACAAATAAACCCTTAAAAATTGTAGAAATACAATACGGGAAAAATTGTGTGGAGAAAGATATTGAGCGGTTATAAATTTAAAGTATTTATTGGGTATGATAGTAGAGAAGATATTGCATATCAAATTGCCAAACATAGTATAGAACAGACATGCAAATATCCAGAACAATTAGAAATACAACCATTGAAGTTAAAAGATCTAATCAAACAAGGACATTACACACGTGATGTAGATCCATTAGCAAGCACAGAATTTACCTTCAGTAGATTTTTAGTGCCGCATCTTTGTAACTACAACGGCTGGGCGTTGTTTATAGATTGTGATTTTCTGTTCACAACAGACATTAGAAAGTTGTTTCAAATAAAAGATGATAGATATGCAGTTATGTGTGCTCAACATGATTACACACCCAAAGCAGGCACAAAAATGGATGGAAAAGAACAGCATATTTACCCAAGAAAAAACTGGTCTAGTATGGTACTTTGGAATTGTGGACATCCTGCTAACAAATCTGTGACTAAAGAACTTGTAAACAATCCCGACACAACAGGACAATATCTACATAGATTTAGTTGGTTAGATGATAGTGACATCGGTGTAGTATCTCATGAATGGAACTGGTTGACTGATTGGTATAAAGAACCACAAGACGGTGCACCAAAAGCATTACATTATACAGAAGGCGGTCCTTGGTTTAAAGAGTACGAAAGATGCGATTATGCTGTTGATTGGTTGTTAGCCGAAAAACAATATTTAAGAAAAAAAGCTAAAGAAGCGAAGCAGGCTAAACCAGATGGTCCATTACATAATGTAAGTCCTGAACATGAAGATATGCTTACGAGCATGGTCGAAGCAACTATTGATCCGGAAGGAAATTATTATGGCAAAACATTTAACATTGTAAAAGAAAGGGCTGATAAACTCATGAGTGAAAAAATTGCGGCTATAGATAGTACAGGAGGATTTTCAAATACGCAAGGTTTGCCTTTTGATCCAATACTTGCATCTTTTGTAAAAGGATCAGGTGGAGTATGTAGTAATTGGGATAGAGAAAAAGACACTGATCGTGCATTAGTAATCAGAGGACTAGGTGGAGGCAGTAGAAAAGCTCTGCACTATTGTTGGAAAACTGGCAGAACATATTATGCTATAGATACAGGGTACTTAGGTAATATTAAAAACAAGTATCTTCATAGAATTACAAAAAATGGACTACAGTATACAGGTCCGATAAAGCTACGTCCTATGGATAGAGCTAGAAAATTTGGGTACAGGTATAAGAAGTTTTCGCCAGGAAGTAAAATACTTATCTGCCCACCTAGTGTCAAAGTAATGACAGTGTGGGGAGAAAATTTAGATGAGTGGGTAGCAAACACAGTAAAAGAATTAAAAAAGTATACTGATAGAGAAATAGAAATAAGACTAAAGCCAAGTAGGACTGATAGAATAAGCACAGATACTATTCAAGATGCTTTAGCAAATGATGTGCATTGTTTGGTTACGTACAACAGCATAGCCGCGTGTGAAGCACTCATGGAAGGCAAACCAGCTTTGGTGTTAGGCAATAATGCGGCTAGTGTAGTTGCAGAAACAGAAATACAAAATATAGACGCACCTAGAGTTCCTGATAGAGAAACTATGGAGGCATGGATTAGTAATTTAGCCTATTGCCAATTTACTACTGAGGAAATGAAAAGCGGGTTTGCTTGGAGAACAGTAAATGAAACTTGTGAGTTACCTGAGTGGCATCCCACCTCAGAATAATAATAAAGAAAAACCCTTAATTCTACAATATATGGTTAACGGTGTTAACCATGTGGGCGATCTTGGTATTTGTCATACAGGTATGAATATCGTTGATTGTGATGTTGCTCTTTTACAAGGATTTACTCATCCTAATGGAAAAGATTTACCACATTTAAAATTACGAACAAGAGTAGTAGAACATCAGAAAGCTATGGGCAATAGAACTTTAATAGCTGATAGTAATTTGTTTTTATATGCAAAGCCAGATAATTTACCTCATAATTATCTAAGATACAGTTATGACGGAGTATTTAAAAATACAGGTTTTTATTTTGATAAAGATATAGATCCAAATCGTTGGCAAAAATTAAGCACTGATCTTAATATTAAATTGAAAGATTATAGAAAAAACGGCGAACATATTTTAATACCTTTACAACGTAATGGTGGGTGGAGTATGAGAAATTTGCCAGTTATGGAATGGCTGAAAAAAACAATTATAGATATACGCAAATTTAGTGATAGACCTATTGTTGTTAGAGGACACCCAGGAGATAAAAAGGTTCCGTTGTATTTACAGTTAGACGAACCTAATGTTACAATTAGTCCTTGGAAAAAACCTATTGTGCAAGATTTACAAAATGCATGGGCAGTAGTGACTTATAATTCTAGTCCAGGCGTAGTAAGTTTGATTGAAGGAGTGCCTGTATTTGCTATGGATCCTGATCCTAATTACAGTCAATATCACCATGTATCTAACACAACCTTAAAACGACTAGAAGATCCTAAAATGTTTGACAGACAAAATTGGATTGAATCATTAGCAATGTGTCATTGGAAATTTGAAGAGTTGCGTAGCGGTGAGGCTTGGGAATTTATGCGTAATTATGTACGCCAATAATCTTCTGTTCTATTAACCATAATATCACTAGATTTGCTTTTACCTTGATTTTTTCGGTCACCTTTCATATGATCGATCCATTTCCCTAAATCAGTGTTGATAAGCGGATGGCCGCCACCTCCAGTTTTTGCTTCTCGCAAATACATATGTTCACTATAGTCTAAAACATTAGGATGTTGTTGTTTCATACGGTTCAATATTTGTCCAAAAACAAAACTATCATGCCACTCTTCCATTAGGAAGATTCCGTTCTCAGCATCTTCATACACTCTTTCAAATTCACGTAAAAAATCTTGGCATATTGGATCTTTTAGATTCATTCCATAGAAGCCACATTCTGGCCAAGTTTGTGAACCTTTCCCCCTACCAACATATGTTAGCCATTTATCATCTGGTAGTAAAGCGGAAAAATCCTTTATATCCCAGTAACTATGCACAACAGTATCTGCATC